AAAGATGTATCGAATGTAGAACTGATTAATCCAAATATTATTGGAGATAGAGACACACATATCGGAACAACAGGAGAATGGGGACATGGCATTAACATACAAGGTTCTAATAATATCACAATTCAAAATCCTAATATTTCAAAATGTTGGGGTGATGGGATATACATTGGGAGTACAGTAAAACAAAATTATTGTTCTAATGTAATGATTACTAACCCTCTAATTGATAGTTGCCGAAGACAAGGGATTTCAGTTATCAGTGTGAAAACTCTCCGTATAACAAATCCGATTATCAAAAACATAAGTGGAACAGCTCCAGCAAGCGGAATTGATTTAGAACCGAATTTTAACACGGAATTTTTACAAGATATCATAATAGATAACCTACAAACAGAAAATTGCGACGGAGCAGGAATTGAAATATTCGGTGGTGCATATGCTAATTCCTTAAATAAAGTAAGTGTAACGATACTTAATCATAAGGATGCGAAGTCTAGATTTGGTATGTACATTAGAAGGCCTATGCACAATGTCGAAGGATTCGTTAATGTAGAAAAACCAAATTATAAAGATAATCGCACAGCGACGTTCTTAGCTGAAATGTGGGCGTATAACGCTCCGAAAGTAACTATAACGGAACCTTATGTAGAAAATTCACCAAGTAATATGGGGGTATTTTGGATAGGTGCGACTGATTCAACGACAGCAGATTTATCTTTAGATGTAGGTAATGTTCATATTATGAATCCAAAAGTAGTTGGTAGTAGTACGCCGCGTTGCGTCTACTATGGAGTACCTAACAAATTTAGAAATTTAATTAATTGTTCGCTCGTGAATCCTGTTAAATTAGACAATGCCAACGGAGATTCGTTTTTAGCATTTAATACTTATTTTGGTATGAAAGTAGAAAAATTTGTTCTAGAAGATAGAAATCAAATTTTAAACAAAAATATATCAGCCGATCTAACGATGGACACGATGTACTGCTTTAAAAAGATAACAAACATCGGGGCTTCTTCTTTTGTACGAGTAATTGCCACAATGTTTGATGGACAAGAAGTAACATTAGAAAATAGTACAACGGCTGGTATGGCTTTTGTCCATAGTGGTTCAAAAATCCTCCCTGACATTACAACAGCAGGTGGAATGATTTCTACAACACAAATTGGATCGACTATTACACTACGTAAAAAAGGTTCGGATATATTGATTGTAAATAAGTCAGGAAACTGGACTTCACAATTAAGTAATAAAGGAACTGTTACTTATAATGGGGATGGAGCAACTTCTAAAACCATCCCTCATGGATTAGGCGTTGCTCCCGGTTATTGGATTGTTAACCCAGCTTCTTACGATTCAGGCACAGCAGGAATTAAATATACATTAGCTGACGCTACAAACATATATGTTTATTTTAATAATGCACCTATATCTGGAACAAATAATATCGTTTTGAAATGGAGAGCTGATGCTTAATTTTGTGAAAATGAAGGTGATGCATTACTAGAACTCTACAACAAACACAGCTCAAAGATTTTGAAAGAAGGTGATACTTTGCCACATATAAGAGTTTTTGATATTAATATGAATCTAGTAGCTATTTTAGAGAACGCATATAAAATCGGGTACGTTAAGCAAGTTAATAATTTGTGGACGTGCTCTTTTTCTTTGCCTTTGAACGATCAAAAACGTTTAGAAGTTACACCAAAGCGGTTCATTGAACTATATGACCATGATAAATATATCGGTAAATTCATAGTTAATCCTAAAAAGACGGTCAAGAACGAAGGTGACCAGAGCATAACATACAATTGCGAGCACGTTTGGAGTACATTACACTCTGACGTGCTTTTTCGTTACCATCAATTAACGAATTGGACGACAAGAGATGTTCTTCAATATCTTATCAATCAACAAGAAGTGAAGCACTGGAAGCTTGGAACAGTTGAATTTACACGTTATTTCCACTATGCATGGGAAAATGAAGATTCGCTTTTAAATGCAGTAGCAAGCATACCTAAACCGTTTAACGAATCGTATTTATGGACGTGGGATGATACAAACTATCCTTTTACTCTTAATCTAGTTCGTGCAACAGATGAAAAAGTGGATGTTATTCGATACGGGAAGAATTTAAAAGGTATCGAGAAGGATGAAGACCCGACAGGATTAATTACACGAATTTATCCACTTGGTTATGGTGAAGGGGTTAATCAGCTAGGTATTGAGAAAGTAAACGGCGGGGTTCCTTATTTACAAGCAGAACAGTCTATTATTGATAAATACGGCATCCACAAGAGAATATGGGCTGACAGAAGGTTTGAAGACGCGGAATCCCTTAAAGCTTCTGGTGGCGGTCTTTTAAATCAATATAAGAAACCAATAACAACCATATCTGTGGATTGTATAGATTATGAGCTTATTGACCCGTACAAACTTGTAAAATATGATATTTCAAAAATAGTAAGGGTGTATGACGAGGATACTGACACTAATGATGATTTACGTATTATGAAAATAACAAAACCTGATATTTATGGTGATCCATCTAACATACAATTTGAAATCGGGAATGTTCGTGATGATATTGGAACGACAATTACTGATTTGCAGAAAAAACAGTTAGTGAATGATACGTATAGTCAAGGTTCTACTAATATCCTAGCTTATAGCTACAATGATAACTGCGACCCTAGCAATCCAGCTGTCATCAGATTCTTTATTCCTGATGATTTAAAGAATGTAAATACATTAGATTTAACATATGAAATTGAAGAGTTCCGAGCCTATTCTAGAGCTACACATGGTGGTGGCGCTATCGTAGAATCAACGTCTGCTGGTGGTGCTGTTGTAAACTCGACAAGTGCTGGCGGTGGGGTTGTGAACTCGACTTCTAGTGGAGGTGGATCTACACAAACATCTAGTAGCGGTGGCGGAAGTACACAAACGTCTAGTTCAGGCGGTGGCGGTGCATTCACAAGTGAAGCTGGTGGTGCTTCAGTAACTTCATCTAGCGGTGGTGGGAATCATCGACATAAAATGTTCTTTTTTAACAACACAATCGGCGGAGATACTGGCGGGATGGAATACCGAAATTATGTTGCAGCTGAAAATAACGGTGGTGGAGCTATCGGTACAGCAATAGCATCTGGAGCGGAAATAGATTTATTCACATTTGAAGCCTCAGGAGATCATTCTCATTCCGTTTCAATTCCATCGCATAGACACCAGGTTAATATTCCGGATCATTCGCATTCCGTAACTATACCAGCACATACGCATAGCGTGTCTATTCCAGATCACTCGCACCAAATAAGTATTCCGAATCACACGCATGAGATTAATATACCGAACCATACACACACAATCACTTTACCTAATCACATTCACGATATTCAACACGGCATTTATAAGTTGTCTGAGCGCCCTAGTAAAGTAACAATTAAAGTTGATGGGAATGTAGTTCCTATTACTTCTACATCGGCAGAGAATGTGGACTTAGAGCCGTATATATCTAAAAATAACCAAGGTGAAATCGATCGGAATAAATGGCATGAAATAACTATCACACCGGACAAACTAGGTCGTGTGAATGCCAATGTTATTACAAGACTTTTCATCCAATCACGAAAGGGAGGAACCTTCTAATGTGTTATAAAACCTTCCGAAACATTACAAAAGGAGATGGCTGAACATGCAAACAATCGAAATCCATACACAAGGCGGATTAAAAAATACGGTACAAACTGAAAATTACAACGCGCAGGTGTTAAATGACAAATTAAACGACAAAGACCTAATCACTGTGCTCATCGGTGATTTTATCATTCAGCGAATCGATGTAAAACGTATTTTGCCAATCAATTTACCTACTGTGGAAGGCACTACGAAATTAAAAGTTCATACGAACGGCGGGAAAGAAATTGAGATTATAACAAATGATTACGACCCGATTTTCTTAAACGAGCAGCTTAACAATAACAATACTGTAACGGTTGTAATTGGTGATTACATCTTCTCTCGAATTGACGTAAAGCAAGTTGTCCCAGTGAAAGAAGAACCAAAAGAACCAGAACAACCACCTGTAACGGAACCTGAGCAGCCAACAGACCCAGTTACACCGCCAACAACTGAAGAACCACCGGAAAACACAGAGCAGTTATAAACTGGTCTTTTTTATTTTGCCTAAAAAGGAGATGAGAAGATTGTCAGAACATGAAAATCACGATGATTTCACAAAAGTAATCATTGGATTAACAAGGGTAGAAACAAAGATTGATGGGCTTGGTAATGTAAGGGAATTAGCAATTGAAGCGCAACAGTCAGCGAAAAGCGCTCATATGCGTGTGGATAGATTAGATAAACTAGTTTTTTGGTTAGGTACGACAGTTATTGGAGCAGTTATTGTCGGGGCCATTACGACATTATTCAAATTTGCAGGAAAGTAGGGGTAATGATGAAAGAAAAACTAAAAAATCGTGGCTTATGGGTCGCTCTATTTGCTTTATTAGGGATGGTATTAATGGATACTATTCCTCATTTTAACCTAGGGCGATATCAGGAGTATGTAGATATAATTTTGTTCATTTTAGCTGCTGCAGGTGTTATTTCTAATCCGTCAGCAGGTAAATGGTTTGCTGATAATCAAAACAAAGGAGAGGATAAATAATGGGTTACATTGTAGATATTTCACATCATAACGGTAATATAGATTGGGATGTAGCAGCGCCGCAATTAGACTTAGTAATCGCTCGTGTACAAGATGGTACGAGAGTGATAGATCGGATGTATCAAAAATATGTACCAGCCATGAAACAACGTAATGTGCCGTTTGGTAACTATGCATTCTGTCGTTTTGTTTCTGAAAATGACGCAAGAGTAGAAGCTCGTGATTTTTGGAATCGCGGAGATAAAGATGCATTGTTCTGGGTAGCTGATGTGGAAGTAAAAACAATGGATAATATGCAAGCAGGAACGCAAGTGTTCATTGATGAACTATATCGACTAGGTGCTAAAAAAGTTGGGCTATATGTTGGGCATCATACTTACACAGCCTTCGGCGCAAAGAATATTAAATGTGACTTCGTATGGATTCCACGTTATGGAGCCAACAAACCATCATATCCATGCGATATCTGGCAATACACTGAGACGGGTAATGTTCCTGGCATCGGTAAATGTGATATCAATTCACTTATAGGAGATAAACCTCTTTCATGGTTTACCGGAGCCGCACAAGAGCAAGTTCAAGAAGTTAAACAAAACATTATCCAATCTGGAGCTTTTTCACCTTACGAAACTACTGATGTTATGCGTGCTTTAACTTCTGTTAAAATGACAGCTAATTTCATTTTGCAATCTGATGGATTGACGTATTTCGTTTCTGAACCAACATCGGATGCGCAATTAGACGGTATGAAAGGCTGGCTTGATCGTAAAGGCTGGTGGTATGAAGTTAAGTAAAAAAACAAGAGCCGTCCTTAATTGGGCGGCTTGTTTTAATTTACATATCCCAAAAGTCATCCGCTTTAACCCTTGAATCAAATTCCCGTAACACCTTCAATATCTTCTGCATCGTCTTCCTTGTAGGCGATCTATCTGGATTATTAGCTAAATCTCCTACAGTATTTCTCCCTAATCCTGATTTCCTCACTAGCCATTCTTGTTCGATTCTATGTTTATCTAAAAATCTTCCTAGTGGCGTCCTCTTAGAACGAAACCTCCACATTATTCTCACTCCCTATGAAAATCGTTATCTACAGTACTTTCCTAAATGCACAAAAAATAAACCCCTAAAAATAGGGGCCTGAAAATGGTGCATGTGCGACAATATTTTACGAAAAACGTCTTTTCAGTAAGGATAGCTTCTTTCCTGGTTCTTCAGCATAGAACTTCATATAGTCACACATTAAGATGTTAATCAGTTTATCCGCCGTGTAGCCATGTAGAGGAAATGAATGAGCCATATCAGAGAAAAACACTTCAATCCGTCTTAATGTCCTTCTATCAATCTTTATAGAAATCGTTCCATATCGTTCATCATTTTCATTAAATTCTAATTCATAATCTGTATAATGTTTCTTACTCTCTAGAATTTGATATAGCTGTTCCATACTATTCTTGGACCTTATATGTTCCAAGAAGTCTTCCACAAGTATCTCAGCTAGATCACTAGCGTTACATTCATAATCTTCCTCTTCCATATCTTCGATAATGATGTTCATACGGAATAAGTAAATCTTGAGCATTTTCACTTCAAAACGGTACTTCTCTTTTAATGCCCATTCAATTTTAGTTCGTTCCCACCAACTATTCGTACTCATAAGCTGTATTTCTTTTGTCATTACATTATATTTACTATACATGCTGTCACCTCTCACATAGTGCGTAATGCAAAGCATAAAATACGTGTTGCTGCAGCTCTTTGCGAAACTCCCCACTCAATCGCTAATCGGACAAGCTTAGAATGTGTTTCCTGTTCCAATTTCGCATGAATGTACTTTTTAGTGTCTTTATATTCGTATGCATGTATTTCGCTTATATAATCAATTCTGAGGTGTTCTGTTATCAATTTAGACATGTATTGTGTAGTGGTTATTCCTTCTCGGAATGCTGAGGACCTTATTAATTGTCTTTGTATTTCATTTACGGGGATTTTTACATCTTTCTTTTTATCAGAACGAGTTTTACGTGTTTGTTGGTTTGTTATAGTAGTAGATTGTTTTCGAGGTTCGAACATAGGGTTAACATTGCTCATGATGCTCTCCCCTTTCAAAATTAACCTCCTCCCTCTCTGTTAACACAGGGCCATAGTTCCAACATGCTATAGTTCCTACTGTTTTTGAAAAAAAGAGAGGAGGGAGCTGTATTTTCTTTAAATAATTATTTAGTAATTAAAATTACCATCCTTAGGTAGTGCTGGTCTTTTCTTTTTAGGTGCTTCCTGTTGAGTTTGTAATTTTTCTGCCGCAATAGGTGCTCCTGATACATTCGGCATATGAATGCCACTGCTGCCACCATTACTTGCAATGTAATAACGTATTGCATGCCGAACCGTTTCTGCTTTTCTGCTTCTTGGAATCTTTTTTAACCACTCATGAATGTCTTTATCCAGCTGATCATCATAACTAAGCTGATAAATTTTACTCGCCATCTTCTTCACTCACTTTGAACATTCCGTATTTGAAAAATCCTTCTGCATTTGCTTGTTGTGGTTTTTCTGCTACCTTTACACCACCAACTAAATCTTCAATAGCGCTTGCAAATAGTTCTGCTCCACCGCCAGTAATGATAATTTCATCAAAACGGTCAAACGTCTTCCATGCGTTTTTAATACCTTGTTTAATCTTTTCAGATACTTGGAATACAGCTTTCGGCTTAACTTCTTCGAAATCAATAATGTGACGTTCTGAAAGTTTATACTGTCCTGATTCAAAGAATGGTTCAACATGGTAGTATTCCACTTTAGCATTAGAGTTTTGAGAGTTGATGTAATCGGCGATTTCTTGATAAACATCCTTCATTCCAGCTTCAACTGACTTAAACTCATTTTCACGACGTAATCCAGTGATTGAGTCTAAATCCGTTGTCCCTGTTCCAATATCAATTACTCCTACACGAATATCTTCGTAACGTTCATCGGCTACGAATCCTTCTGTATCTAAGTATTGACCCATTACAGTTCCAATCGGTTGAGGTAAAATAATAACTTCTTCTACATTAACTTTTACTGTTTTACCCTCGATTTTTACTGTATGTAACCCTTCAAAAACTTCTTTTAAGTTATTAGCAGCTTCTGTACCAATTTCATTACTTGGCACACCTGTAATTACAATTACTTCGTCAGTTGGTTGCACTTTGCTTTTAAGAGCAAGATCAGCGAGAGCAATGCTTGTTAACACTTTGTATAAAGGTTCTTTATATCTGTTTTGGAATCCATAAGTTGCGAATACATCTTTTACTTTTGTGATGTCTTTTCCCCAAACATATTCGATACCTTCAATTTCATAAGTCTTTAATTTTGCCTTTTTACCTGTAATTGATTCTCCTACATCCTTTTTAAAAGCCACTAATGAAGGCAATACTCCTGCTGCAACTTCACTTCTTCCTTTAATGTTCCCATTACCATGGTCGATTACTAATACTTTTTTCACCAAATACACAACCTTTCTAGAATCATTGTATAAAACTTTATTATTTATAAATTAATTATACAGCAGACGAACTATGTTTCAATAAAAATATTAAAACTCTACACAATCATACTATTAAACTTCAATTGTTTTTATTCCTGATAATTTAGCGATTCCATTTTCTTTGCAAAGGCTTCGCAATATTTACAAAAACGAATGTTGCGAGGTAGGGAAGACATAGACTTGTCCTCCCTAAGATTCGTTAAAATCCCCTACAAACCGAAAAAACTCCTTTTCACAACAGATATGGTATGTGAAATTTTAATGTATTTATCCTTCTAAGCTGGTCATGATGCTAACCAATCATAGAAAGGTACTTTGCCTGTATATTGATGTTCTGATAAAGATTGTGCTATTAAACCACGATCAATCTTATCTTCGTGTAATTGCTTTTTAGCGTTTTCTTTTATTCTGCGAAGCTCTAAGTCTTCAATCTTATTCGCTAAAGCTGAGATTAAGTAATCTCTAAAGTTAGTAATCTTACCTTGATTGTATTTATCCATTACTTTTCGTAAAACAGATTTAAAGCTTCGATCCGTTAATTCGTCTTTTGTAGCTTCACGAAGAGAGTTAATTGTTAAATTTAATTTTTCTTCTGTTAGGGAAGGCGAAGAGAAGCTTCGCTTATCATCATCAATTTTCGCTATATCATTTATATATATATTGGTATTTTCTTCTTTGGTATTTTTTCTTTGGTTATTTATAATGTACTGACTTTCCGAATTCGGGATTTCCACATTCGGATTTTCAGGAAGTGGTTTTTCGGAACTCTCCGAACCTTCGGAAACCGTATCCTGGATTTCAGGAAGTGGTTCTCCGAACTCCACGCGAAGTTGATATCCAAGTGAATATTGTTCTTGAATTGTTTCTTCTAATATTTCAGCTACGTCTTCCTTCACTTGTCCATAAATATAGATTTGTTCTTTGTGCTTTCCCTTGTCCAATACTTTCACACGAGCAACGTATTTATTATGTATTAATTCTGTCAGTGCATTGTAGTGTGCGTCACGTCCATTTTTAGAACGATTGATAATATCGGGCATAGTAATCTTCCATGCACCTTCTCGGTGCGAACAGAACTGAATTAAAAGGTATTTAGCCATTCCTGTTAGTTTACAATCATCTAGTAAAGCATTCTCTACTACACTATGTCCTCGTTTCCGAGCGTGTTTAAAAATATCGTTAGCCATAACAAAAAATCCTCCATTTTCCTCCCCGGCTTAAAATTGGGTATAGGAAAGTAGAGGATTTGTATTTACGTTTTTTTGAAGTTATGATACTATCTTTATAGACAGTATTAACTTAATGACGTAACGTACAAAACCTCTGCTTTGGAAGTTTTTAAATGGTGTCTTGGCGACCAACCTTCAACCATCTAAAAACTAATGCCGGGGTTTTTTTATTTTATGTAAAAACATTCGTTTTAAAATCTAGTTATCTACCCTCAATCTTAACAGAAGATTGTTGAAAAAAGAAGACAAAAAGAGAAGACACTCGAATTGAGTGTCTTTTTTTACTTGATTATAAGAGTACTTTTGCATTTCAAACATTGTATCTCTTTTTGCTGAAACAATAATGGCTGTTGTCTATTGCAAGAAGGACACATAACACCAACTGGTACTTTAATATTCTTATAACAGAAAAATCCGATAATAGCGCAAATACCTGCAAGTATGAATTGCGATACTAATAGGGAGATAACAACGATAACACCCATAAGAGCAGCTAGCGGCATCATCATTTTTCTCGCTCCTGAATTCGCTTTGTTTTCTTTAATTCTAACTGCATTAACCTCAAATGCCTGATGGTTGTTAATTTGATGCTGATCGTCCTGATGGGTTTGCGACTTGTTACCTTTCTTGCTGCTCAAACGTTTCTCGTAAGATAATCCAGTGCCAGGGACGGAAGTTGTAATTCTAGTTCCTGATGGTCCAGTACTAACCCGAGCACCTTTAACGCCCGCACTAACACCTACACCACTTCTACTTAAATTCACTTTAACTCCAGGAGCTACCTTAATACTTTTACGAAACTTAAACCCCATATTATTGCACCCTTTCTATAAGTGGTGATGCGATCGTTGGTATTCCAGTTAGAGCATCTTTCTCCATGAACTTCCCGTACACTCGAACTGTATCTCCTTCTTTAAAACGTTCTTTCTTTGTATTATCTATATCAGCATTTAATACTTTAAATACACCAATTCCGCCATTCTCTTCTGTTTTCAACATGAAATAATCAGATGTTTTTAATTCTTTTTCAACAGCTGATAACAATTTATCAATTTTCCCCTCAAAGAATACTTTCTTATCTGTAGGTGGGTTATCACTATTAAACTCCGTAAAGTCACCTTTTACAGCTTCTTTCTTGAAGGATTCGTTTATTTCCTTTTGCGATGGTTTCTTTTCTTCTTGTTTAGTAGGTGTATTTGCTTCCGTAGTTGTTTTTTCTTGTGATCCACATGCAGTCAATGAAAAAGCAATTGCTCCACAAGTTATAAGAGTAGTTATTTTCTTGAACATTTCGTTCCTCCGAGTATGTAAGTTTGTAAGATTTATAGAAAGCATAACAAAAACAGTTACAACTATTTTGTCATATTTTGTCGAATGAAAATAAAAAAAGAGAGCCGTAGCCCTCATTGGTAAGAATAGTGATATTTTGTAAAATTTTACCACTGTTCATTGGAAAACTTTTCTTCTACAATGAAATCAAATCAGAACGTTTCTTGGTTATCTTTAATCATTCGAATAAACAACAATACTTGATTGCAAAAACGCTCTTTCTGAGCATCGTCTAACGCCCCATACGTTGACCTAGCTTCAGAAATGACTTGTTGTATTGGTTCATCTTCGAAATTGTTAGAGAAACCTACAAGGACGTCTAAAGAAACATTGAAAAAGGAGGCGATACTCGCTAAAGTTTGAATATCTGGCTGGAATCTACCAGTTTCCCAATTTTTGATTTGGCTCTGTGAAAGATTTAAAATCTCAGCCAATTCAGATTGTGTTAAATCACGCGACTTTCTTAATTGTTTTAAAGTTTGTCCAAAGATTATCATAGTAATTTAAGTATAAATATTGCACTATCATACTACTACAATAAGTTGTTTTATTAACTAAACAGAAAATTTAGTCGTTAAACAACTAAAAAGTAGAATAAAAACTAGAACAAAAGTTCGATTTCATGGTAATATATGCATGTGAGGTCTTTATTATGTCACATGCATAATTGCATATTTTATTTTTGTACAACTTGAAAAACGTTGATATGAAGCGTTTTTCTAACTTTCTCAACAATTGTCTGACAATCATAGGACTGAATATTGGGAAATTTGTGGTATTATGAAAACAAATAAAATAAACGGACGTAAAAAAGACCCACGGTGTAAGTAGTGCGGCAAACACTCTTACACTGCCCCCTAAGCACCTAGGGAACATTGTCGCGGATCTCTTACATAATTATAACACACCTTAGATTGAAAGTGGCGCGTTTTCCTTTATATGTAACAAAACGGGGTTTACGTGTCTTTTGTCCACAAGGAGGACAAAGAATGCAGAGTTTATTAAGTAACATGCATGAGGATTTAAAGAGTAATGGTTACACAAATCGTAAATTGGCTAAACGATTTGATGTTAGTCACACAACTGTGAACAGTTATTTTAAAGCGACAAGTGAATTTGACTTCATGCACTTTGTAGAATCTCTGAGGTTGCATAAACCTAATAACATCAACTATAGAAGAGAATGTGTCAAAAAAATGTTTGACCAATTAACGCCAGTTAATGAACGGGTAGCCATGGAAGTTTTGAATATGTATGGCGAATATGGATTGCAAAAACAATTGACCGCTAAAATTATTAACTCAGATAAAACTACGAAAAACGCAAGAATAAATAAGAAAATAGCATCTATTTATGATTTACTTTCTCTCCGACTGTCTGGAAGGATATCTAATGATGACTTTTTTGTGGAGACGGACAAGATGAGAAATTCTTTTAAAACATCTAACAACGAAGCTAAAATATTATCAGGTTTTGCGTTTATATATGCTCAACTAAATTTCGGTGACTATCGAATGGTTTCACAATATACAAATCAATTGAAACCGATGATTGATGACGTTAGTAAAGATACCATTAGAAAATCATATTCATTACGAATAAAAGAAATGGAGTCGATGAGTGCGCAGAGAGGAAATGATTTAGAAACTGCGAGGAAATTATGTTTCGAAATTATAAATGATGAAACTAATCCTTATGATTGTATGAAATCATTAGCTTATTGTACATTAGCTGAAACACATATGATGGACTATGAAAAGTCATATTATTTTTTAGAACAGTCATTCGCTACTCTACCGATCATCACAAACAAGAAACTTCTTAATCGTAAAGGGTTTATTAAAAATACGCTTGATTTTCTTAATATAGTTCATGAAAAGAATCTTGATAAAATAAACCCGTCGAGTTTAGCTGAAAAAGCACATTTATACGCAAAAATAGGCAAAGAGAAAGAGGCAATTATTATTTTAGAAGGGTTAGAAAGGAAATACGGCAGTCTTTCTCCTTTCCAAAAATACTACAAAGGTCTTGCTACAGGAGATAAAAAATTCTTTGAAGAGGCTATAGCAGATTTTGAAAAAACAGGTGATTTTTTCTATATTTTACTACCTAAAATGGCTTTGAAATGATATAATGAAGGCATACAAAAAGGTGGTGAAATGATTGAAATTAAAGGTCATTAAATCGATTTTAGCGATTGCCGCTGTAGCTTGTTTTTCCTTTACAGCAGTAAAAACAGAAGATACACAACAGGCTGCGAAAGCAGAACAACCTGTACTATATATGCAAGTTGATCCCGGTGGGACAGGCGGTTGATTCTGTCACAACATAATGGGAATTTAATAGATAAAAGAAATGACACTATCAATTATTGATAGTGTCATTTCTAATTTGAGGGGAATGGAAGCAAATCGACCACGTGGTCAAATGCTTTCCAAAATAGGGTTATAAAAGTTGATAAACAAACATTTCGAGGGGGACGACGTATTATGGAGAAGTTAGTATCTGAATTATTATTGATGGAGAAAGTTGAAGGGGTAAATATTGAACATCTCCGTGAAATGCTACTAGAATTATCAAATACAGAAAAAAAGTAAAATAAAACTCCGTAAGACTAATAATTGTCTACGGAGTTTTATTTTTAGATATAAAGCTTTGGATTGTTGATTTAAATAATTCTTTGTTGTCTTCTGAAAGTTGGTTGATCAGTGTCATCCATTCATTAGTCTCTTTACTTATCTCTTCTGTTTCTTTAACTGTTAACTTCTGGTGCATAGCTCTTCCTAACAAGTAATCAATAGAAACCTCGTATATGTCTGCTAGTTTAGTTAATGTTTCGTAGTCAGGTTTACGTCTTCCTGATTCGTAACTAGATAAAGTTGCTTTATTTACGTCTAATTTTTCTGAGATGAAAGTCTGTGTATACCCTTTCTTTTCGCGACACGCTTTCAATCTTTCGTTTAAGTTCATAATTTTATTATTCCCCTTTATAAATAATATCCCATTACTAATGTGCATTGCCTTGCTTTAAGGTGTATTACACTGCTTTACTGTGCATTGCAAAACTTTTGCTTAATTACAGTATATATACTTTTTGACAACTTTTCACTATCTGTAAAAATATTTTTAACAAAATGACAAAATAGGGTTTACATTTACGAAATGACAACATATAATGAAATCAAGAAGTTGTCAAAACGACAACGACAGGAGGTGAAGCGGATATGACATTCGGAAACAGAGTCCGAGATATTCGCAAACAAAAAAATATAACACAAGAAAAACTAGCTAAGAAGCTTGATTTCAGCCACGCTTCAGCTATTTCTTTTATAGAAAATGGCAAGAGAAGATTAGATGCTGAAAAGATTCCGACCTTAGCAAATGCACTTGGTGTATCGATAAATGAACTTTTTTTTGCTCAAAATGTTGTCGAAATGACAACTAACGAAACGGAGGAAAAAGAAAATGAATCAATTAAAAGTAATCGCAAATGAAATGCTTCCGGTTTATCAAAACGAACATGGTGAGAAGTTCGTAAACGCTCGTGAGTTACATGAAAGACTTTTAGTATCTACACCATTTCATAAATGGATCGAAAGGAAAATTGAAAACTATGGATTTTCCAAAGAACAAGACTTTTGGACATTTTTGTCCGAAAGTACTGGCGGTAGACCTTCGAAAGAATACACATTCACATTAGATGCCGGCAAAGAAATTGCAATGATTGAAAACAACGAGATGGGACGAGCAATCAGAAAATACTTCATCGAAGTTGAAAAGCGATTCCGCCAACAACAAGCAAAGTCACCGGCTGAATTGATCTATATGTTAGCTCAACAAAATATGGAAAGCGAAAGACGAATGGTTCAGCTAGAACAGCAAGTAACTACAGTGAATCATCGGTTAGATAACATTGACAGAATCGACACTATCGGTGACTTGCAGCAACGATTAAACAAAATGATTAGACGGCATGCACAACAAGAGAAAATGACTATCCCGAATGCATGGAGAGCTTTCACAGATGCATTCAACACAGCTTACAAAACAAACCTGAAATTACGAATTACAAAATATAAAGAGAAACACGGACTTAAAGACTTAACTAGACCACAGTACTTATCGATGACAAATCAATTAGAAGATGCGGTTCGGGTAGCTGACAAACTTCTTAACAAAGGAAGTGCAACGGCATGAGTCAACTAAAAGAAGCGATCGATATTTTAGAATCAGCTTTCACAGACGTTAGAGATCGTTATCCAGCAAAACTAACTAATTCACACGGCTCATTTCCTAGCATCATGAATAGAACAGAGTACTTAGAAGCGTTAATCGAAAATGCTTTAAACATTCTTTGGGAACAAGAGGAGGAATGAACGATGGAAGAAAGCATATTCTCACATTTCATGATTCTGGTGGGCGTTATCTTACTCGCTGGATTCATTCAGCTTATGGAGTTCATAAACAAACGTTTGATTAAGGATGAAAAGTGATGGATAAACAGCAGCGAGATGAATACGAACAAAAGAAACTAGCATGGATCATAAAGGATTTAAGAGCAAAGGGAGTACATAACAGCGCAGATAAGGTTGAGGAAATGCATAAGGAGTTTATAACTTTAGCTAAATAGGACAAGCCTTCGCTTGTCGGAATGTTCAGGAATCTAATGTTAGTCCCCACCTAGTAAATGGGTTCCTGGATATTCCGATGCGCGAAGCATCA